TCCTTGTGGAGGTCGTCGAGGTCAACGATCTTCGCTTCGGGATGTAGAGCGAGGTCCATCACTTCACCTGCGGCTCTCGCACCTTGCGCTTGACCGAGCCCGTATGCCTCCCGCGCATACGCCTCAGCGGTGGACCGAACGTCGGTGACGTAATGCCCAGAGCCGAACATGCCGGACCCGCCGAACGGCGTGTCGGCGTCGACGAACTGGGCGACGTAACTTGCGACATCCTCGGCGCTATCTCCGTTGAGCCCTCGGTAGATCGGAGTCCAGCCATCGGCGAGAACCTGTTCCCATTCGGCGTCCGACACTTTCAGAGGCTTCGCGTTGAAGCCGTTTCGTTTCGCCATCTCGACGAACGACGGATTCCCTCGGGCGATGTCCCATGAGTAGCCGTGCTCGGCGACGAAGCGTTCCGCCAACTCTCTGCCCTGCGACACGAACTCGTCGAACGACACAGTCGCTTCATTCAGCACCGGACGCTCGAAGCCTTTGCCGAGAGGATTCGGCATGTCGATCAGATCGAACTTCGTCTGACTGGTGCCTTGCTCCGCACGGCGCACGAATCGGTACGGGATGTTCGCGTCGTCTAGACGCTTCAGGAGTTCAGCCGTCGGAGCCTTGTAGCCGCTGGTGCTGACATCGAACACGACCTCAGCGATGTCGTCAACTCGGACACCGCCGAACACCTGCGTCTCGACGAATCCGCGACCATGAGACGGAGGCCAGCCGTCGAAGTCGAACTGTGCGGTGTCGAGCCGTGGACGATTCACAGGTTCGGCACGGACCACCGTTGTCAGAGAATCTTCGCTGACATACGTCGCGCGATCTCGGACTTCGTCCTTGAGGATGAGGCGAGCAGAGCCATAGTGGTCGGTCATCGAGTTCGCCCGACCGGGCAGTTCGATGTGACCGTAGATCGGGCGGTTCACGACATCTTCGTCGAACCTGACACCGAACGTCTGGGCCTCGTTTCGTTGGCGGCGTGCGATGTCCTTGATGCCGCCAGAAGTGTCGGTCTCAAACTGTGATTTGAGGCGTCCGTCGTCGAGCACCTTCTCCAGATTCGACGGGCTGATCTGAACCGAAACCTTTGCTTCACCCATGAAGTCCGCGAACTGTTCTCTACTCTCGCGAAGGATACGGCGGGCTTCAGCATCGGAGACACCCTTCAGTCGTCCGTTCGCTCGGTAGAACTTGATGACTTCGTCAAACTCCAAACCCCGCGAGTATTCCCATGCTTTCTGGGCATCGGACACGAACTGGCTGACGATGACATCGGCGAGAGCCTTTGCCTGTTCCGGACTGAGATCGTCTGCTGAGGCGACGATCGAATCCTTCCAACGCTGTACCTCGTCTGACTTCGCCCATCGCAGTTTGCCTCGGGCAAAGTCCATCTCGTCCCCTGACGCGACGGTCCTCTGCCAGAGAGCGGCGGCGTCGTCTGGGACGGCGATCTGATACCGACCGAACCCTGCTTGAGTGAGGGCGTCGGTGACATCGTCGGCGGTTGACGGTCCTGCTGTTGCGCGTGGCGCGCTCGGCGGTGACGGCGGCTTCGGCGGGGCTGTAGGTGGAGTGACGTCGGGTAGGCGGGCGACGTCGTCGAGTTCGCGCATCAGACCTCGACGACGCAGGATGCGTTCGACGATCTCTCGGACTGCCTCGAACTCCTCGTCGGAGAACTGGTAGCCGATCTCCTTCATCCGGTTCATGTAGGTCGTGACACGCGGGTCGGCGATGATCTCGGCGATGTACTGGTTGTACGAGCGAGCCCATACCTCGGCGATGTCGGTGTAGTACTGGCGATGCGCGCCTGATGCGCCCTTCAGGTACTTCTTGACGGAATCGGCGTCACGGACGATGCGTCCGAGTTCGGCGAAGTCACGGACATCCGGGTCCACGATCTCATCGAGGTGGTCCATCCACTCAGAGCGATACTTGCCGAGTAGCACGCGGGTCTCGTCACTTCTCCACGCCTTGCGTGAGACGAAGTTCTTGCCGTCCCAGTCGACGCGGTGTCCGAGTTCGTGGATCATGTCGGACATGCCTTGACCGATGAACTCGTCGGAGGTCTTGGCGATCATGATCTCCGGGTTGAGTGCGCGGGCGTTGTACTCGTCGACCTTCGCTTTCCACTCGTCGAACGACATGCCTCGTGCGCGTCGCGGTTTCGGTCCTCGTGTACCCGGCGTGAAGTGTCCGCCCTTGCCGGAGTTCTTCCCTCCGAATCTGAGGACGGTGCGTGCGACGTCGTCCTCTGGCAGACCGTGAATCGTGTCCAGTTTGCCGAGCAGGTCCTCGATGGACTTGCGGCGTTGGAGCAGTTCGCCGCGTTGCGCTTCAGGAAGTTCGACCGTGTCTCTGAAGGTTCGACCGCCTTTCGGTCCCGGGCCAAGCGAACGCGGAGCCCGAACAGGAGGCGGTTCCAGAACTGGCGGTGCTGGAGGAGGCGGTGTAGCCGCTGGTGCTGGAGGAGTCGGTGGTGGTGGAGTCGGTACTGGTGGGACAGGGACACCGGGGAGCCGGACCTGAGTCGCGATTCGACCGCCCGGCGTCAACTGCTGACCGCTGAGCCGGAACGGGTCACCCGGCACACCGGTACCTAGAGCCTGCGGCGGCTGATACAGGTCGGTGTCGGTGCGGGTCGAGAGAGTACAACGGCAGTTCGGATGAGCCGGAGGTGCCTGAACCTGTGCGCCGTTCGGCAGAGTGAACGGGTCAGCGACCTTCGCTTCGGTCCCTGCCATGCCGACACAGATCGGGCAGACGTCGAACGGTCCCGTCGACCACACCTTCCGCGAGTGTTCCCTCGACATGATCCCAGCGTCGATCGCCTGCTGGTACGACAGGAGCCGCGCCTGATTATGAGCCATCATCCGTTCGGTGCGGGCGATCGTCCGTGACCGTGTCCGGCGGAGTTTCGTCGCGTACTTGTCGCCTTCCTTCCGCATCCGTTCGAGCGCCTTCGTGCCGGTGATGCCGCGCTTCGCGAGATCGTCAGCGACGTTCGCGACACGGTTCATCACCGCCTGCTCGTACCGTGTCGTCAAGCCGTTCAGGTTGCCGCCGAGCGCTTCCGCGAAGTCGCGTGCTCTCGGTGACGGGGTGACGGTCTGGAGTTGCTGGAAGATCGACGACGCTGTCGTCTGGACGGTGCGTGACTCGACGAACGACTGCTCGACGAGTTGACGGAACATCGCCTGCTCCGATGCGGCCATGTTCGTGATGAGCCGTCCGGCTTCGGTCTGAGCCCACGCGGTCGCTCTCGGATCGGTCGCGTTGAACCGGAAGCGGAGCGCGACATCTGACGGTGACGGCGCGTCGGCCTTCCCGACTCGGGTGTACTGGCGGGACAGTTCCCGTCCGAGGTCGATCGCTGACGTCTCACCTGACGCGACGAACGATTCGAGGAGGACGTCCTGAAGGTCCTCTGCGGCGTCTGTGAGGGCTGTGAGCACCGTCCGGGCGTATCCGGCGGTGTCAGCCGTCTCGACGGCGTTCAGGAGGCTCTCAGGCGGGATGAGGTCGTAGGCGGAACGGATCGCGTCGGCGATCGCTTCTTCCTGCCGGGACAGCGTGTCGGACCCGGCGTCCCGGAACTGAGGGCGTCCAGCGCTCCGCGCCTTCGACAGCGGGATGCGGCCTCGGCCTCGGATCGGGTCGACCCGGTGGCGGACAGCCCGGATCGAGCCGGGCATAGGTCAGACTTCCTCGGCCTCGCCGACGGGGAGACCGGCGACGCCCCGCAGGTACCCTTCGAGGCTCTCGTCGGGGAACAGCGGAGCGCCAGCCTGAGCGAGCGAAGTGATGAAGGAGCCGAGTGCGCCGAGATCGACGGACTTCGGAGTCGACCATGTCAACGTCGGCGACAGCGCCTCGTCGACACCGTTGAGACGCATCAGGCGCGGGATGCCGTGCTGGTTGAACACCTCGGCGATCTCGGACAGGTAGGCGTCGAGGGACCGGACGAACAGGTCGACCTTCGACACCGACAGCGCTTGCGAGCCGACGTTCTCGTGACCGAGGAGGAGGAAGTCAGCGAGCACGGTCATCGCGATGCGCTGGTCGTACCGTCCGACGATCGCGTCGGTGTCGAACTGGCGGCGTCCGCCGGTCGACAGGAGTTTCAGGTCGTACGCGAGGTTGCCGGTCTCCGGGTCGTAGGCGAGCGGGAACACGATGCCTTCCTGCTCGTCACGCTTGACGTTGCGGACGATCTGCTTGATCGCGTCGAGCGCGGCACGCTCCTCGGCGGTCGCGGCGTTCGACAGGAGTTGCGGCGGGACGAGCGCGACAGGGAGACCGGCGAGGTCACGCTCGATGCCGATCGCTTCGATCTCTTGGATGCGGCGCTTGTAGTACCACGGGATGAAGGCGTTGCGGAGGATGGAGCGGCCTTGCGGGTTGTTCAGTTTCGAGGTGGTGCGGAACAGGAGCGCCTTCTCGATCGGCAGGTAGACGACGCCCTTCTTCTGTGAGTTCGGGTCGTTCTGGTATGCGCCTCTGATGCCGCCGTTGTCGTCGAGGTTCCAGCGGTCGATGGTCTCCTGTGAACGGGTCGGGAGTTTGCGCCAGCCGATCCGTCCGTCGGTGTACTTCGAGCGGGTGCGCGGGTCCTTCGTGTAGCCCTGACGCCGCTTGTAGACGATCTCGTGATACGAGTAGCCGTAGACGAGGAAGCCCATGATCGCGGCGAGCGTGTCGGCCCACGAATCACTCATGTCCCCGAGACAGGACGACACGAACTCGGCCTCCGCGATGGAGCGTTCGTCGTCCGGGTCGGACGGTTCGACTGTCCAGTCGACCGCACGGATCAGCATCTCGATCGAGTGGAGCATCGCGCCGACTACGGGATCGTTGTCAGCCATCTCCCGGTAGTTGGCGTAAGCCTGCTTACCTCGGAGTTGCCGTAGGAAGTCCTGCTGAATCTCGCCGCCGTACTGGTGAAGGCCGGACGAGCCGATCTCCATGAAGTCAGTTGAGGTTGGGCGAGCCTTGCTCAGCGGGTCAGTCGACACGGTGTCCACGAGGCGACAGGGTAGCGCATCTGCCTCGGCTCTGAACGGCGGTCAGTAGGGACCGTCACAGCATGAGTCGCGTGCTCCGCATCGGGTACAGCGGTAGTGGGCGTGCTCTGGTCGCATCGGTCCACCGCACCAGCCGCAGACCGTCGACAGGTCACAGGTCGGCGGGGGTGTCGCGTTCACCAGTCGAACGATAACTGGGTGTCATCGTCGACGGTTTCCGCTCGGACTCCGGCGGCGTGTTCGCATCGTCCG